TTCATACACACTAGGACTTCCAGAATCTATAGTATAATTAGTTGTAGCAGCTTCAAAATAATCCCCATCTGAATACTCAGTACCATCATGGGAGATAGTGCCGCCTTCAACTTTATACCATGTACCTGCGGTTAAATTAGAATTCCCTGTTGACTCTGTAGCAGTTGGATATACAATTTGCACCTCCTCACTAATAGTAAACCAGTAAGAAGATGGAAGAGAAGCTTTGTAAACATTAGGTCTATCGAAATCTTCAGTACCCCTTGTAACAGATATTGATGTAGTGCCAACTAAAGTACGTAGATCATCGATCCTTTTTTGATGTTGTTCAAAAGCTTCTCCCTTAACACCCGAACCACTAAACTTTCTTTTAACTTTTTCCCTTATAGCAGAATTAAGCCAATAATCATATTCTTCAGGCCTAAACCCAACAGAGTCGAGAGAATCTGTTTTGTCAATTTCATATTTAACAGCTGTATGTAAACCTAGAACAGTAGCCATTATTTTTTATCAATTTCGTTCATTATAATTTGCTTAATCTCTTGGTTCTGTTTATCATCAAGGAATGCAATAGCATCTTCTATATCACGCCCGATAATTTCAGTACCGTACATATAAGCATTTTTATTCTTACGAATAACATTCTTAGCTACAGCTTCTTCAACTAAGAATTGGGTTTGTCTACTCTTATTATTAACCCAGATATCAAGAAATTGCTGAGGATCTACTTCTACAATTTCAAATAGTTTTTGTTCTGCTTGTTCTGCACCAATATTGTCAGATTTAAATCCATACAGCCTCAGTGCTTTCCTAATATCATTAGCTGATAGTTTATCAAATTCTTTAAATGCCTTACGCTTAAGTTTAGCACCTTTATTTTCTTTCTTAGCTTCTTCATCATAATCAACGAGAACATATTCAGCAGTTGCTTTATTCTCACTATATGAATTCTTAACCAGCTTATGATTTTTTAGGAATTTATGTTTTAGTTCATCCATAGGACTGTCCAGATTGAGTCTAATAGGTTCTGACCCAATTCGGATGAAAAACGTGTCCCAGAACTCTGAATTTGGATTTAGGTCTTTACGTAGTTCTTCGCCTAATCTCTTTTCATCTTCCCTAGTCAAACCTGTGTATCTACTACCATCTCTAAGAAAATAAGTACTCAAATCTTCATGACAATTTTTATATCGAATTATATTCGACCAGGGTTTGCTTGATAATGGTTCAAATGTTACTATTTTATTAGCCATCTCTTTTATTTAGTTTTGTTCTACATATCATCTTTATATCTCCAAATATATCCATAAGCAGATTTATGTTTTCCTGTTACAACTTTAGATATAGACTGTCTTTGTCCTTTCATTTCTCTAGCTGCTTCGGATATACTTCTAAATTCTTTTATAAACTCTCCATCTCTTGAATACTGTATTACTGGAGAATTGTTTGGATTGTTTATAGAAGCTTCTTTTCTTTTATCGGGATTTGACCACCTTTTTTTATTAGATATTCTAGCTAATTCTGAATAATCTCTTTGTACTTGTTTTTGAGATTTAGACATTCTATCTCTTACTTCTTCTGATGGTTTTCTACCCTTTGCTTTTTGCCTTATCTTTTCTTTAGTTTCTTCAGAATGAAATCTGCCCCAAGAACCGTCGCCACCTAATGTTAAATTATAACCTTTCTCTCTGTCAAAAGACTCATAATATTTTATCCAGTACTTTTCATGTTCTTTGAGCTGATCAAATTCTTCATCTTCTAATTCTTCAATTACTTCTACAGTAAAATTATCTTCACCATAGAGCCTTATTGCATTATGAATAGGGAATTGGGAATTGCTCCTAGCATCTGAACAGTGTTTAGACCACCTAGAAGCAACCCCCTGAATTGTTATACCAATATATATTTTCCCATTTTCATTGTTAGTTACTTTATAAACCTCTTGTTTCATTTTTTTATTTTATCTTACGTACAAAAAGTCAAAAGGTTACATATCGCTAATCAAATAACTAGTACGTTATACCGCTATTCCGCATCACATATTAACTCACCGGAGCTAGTCGGATCTTTCAACATGATACCCTGTTCAGCCAGGAAGTTAACAGTATAACCATCCTTACCGTTTGCACGCATAGTGCTAGCGGATTTAGCATGGCCTGCTCCAGGAGCAACTGCACCAGCTACATGCCACATAACCATTTCACGATCCCTGCGAACAACCTTAGTCAGGTTAGGTTCACCATCACGGTTACCGATGTCCAAGAAAGTCATACGATAAGACTCGAGAGGCTTACCAGATACAGGATGAAGCTTACGGTTATAAGTTGTGTTGTCATACAGCGGCAGATGCTTCAGAGTCAGCTCGATACCGTTCAACATCTTATAAGTAGTAAACTGACCACCAAGCGTCAAGTTTTGACCAGAACCAGTTACAAATTTGGTATCAACCAGAGTATATCCAGAGGCTTTCTCTTTCAGTACACGGTCAAATTCTTTCATACCCATTTCACCAGTCAAGGCAACAAACTTACGTTCATTAGTACCCAGAATATTATAAGACAGATCGAACAGGAAGTCTTCAAGCAGATCTGCAGTCAGCTTAGTATAATATTTTCTATTAGCCGGAGCAATTTGCTGCAGAAGTCCTGCACCAATATATACCGGTCGTCCGTTGGTTCCTTTCAATGCAGTAGTTCCGTCTTCAGCACCATTGTACTTAGAATACACGAGGAAACGATCAATAGTTTCATACCACTGACGAAGTGCTACCCACTCCTGATAATCTGACCACATATAAGAAGTCTTATTAGATTGTGGATCTTTCATTGCGATTACCATAACTGTACTATAAGCGCTACCAGTAATCTCATATTTGAGACGCATAGTAGTCAGCTGATTACGCAGTTTAAACGGAGTTTGATAGTTCACGATGTCAGCTTCTTCACTGTATTCTTCGTAAGCTGAACCTTCCCTACTTACTTGTCTACCAGTCTCCAACATTTCAGGCGGAATAAATGACTGAGGTTGACCGTCAGCTACCTGAACAGTATAAACCCAATCAGTACCATCCTGATAAGGCTCACTCATAACACGGGCTTGGAATTCCCTATCATCAAATGCCAAAATAGCACCGGGGCCAAACCATTTCTCAGCTACCCAAATCTGTACGGGGCTACCATCGATACCAGGAGTATCATTTGATGTAATAGCAGCACCACGCCATTTGGCGTCTTTAATTGTGATAGCTTTATCGTGCTCGATAGCCACTGGCCATTCATATTCCCGATCATCAATAGTAATGGTTTTACCCATACCACTGGTCAGGAAGTCAATGGTGTTGTTCTCATATCGACCAAAGATATAAGACAATACAGTAGATACCTGATGAGGCTTAGTAACGAGTGCATTTGAAAGCATATTCTCGTCAGTCAGGCCTGAGAATGTCTTGGACTTGTAAAGTTGTAGATTATTTAAAACAGTATTGTCCATTTCAGATAAATTTTAATTTTTACTTATTCTTATTAATTCGTTAATAATCGACTCATTTGACTTATCATATCAATGCTCGAAGTCGAACCTGCTGAGCCGCCACCTGAAGTTTGGCTTTTTGATCTTTTTCCTTTGCTCTTTTTCACCCTATTCTTAAGATTTTTAGTAGCATCTGTGTTGGCTCTTTTCTGAATTTGCTTTACAATATCATCACCTTGCATGGTGAAAAAAGCAGATTCGATTAAATTATTATAGGATTTAGAATAGTCTTTTTGGTATCCTGTCATCCCTTGTGCATCTGTTTCAAACAAATAAGTCTTAAGATCTTGTTTTTGTTTCTGTGTTAGAGGAATACCTTTAACACTTTTCATACTATCTATATTGCTCTTTACGTCTTCAATAAACTTTTGTTGCTGTTGTTCCCTCTGCTTACGTTGTTCTTCCTGTTGTGTTAATAGCTTTTCCTTCTCTTTTTCGTTATCTTTTTTTAATAACTCTAGGGAATCTTGTGCTTCTTCTTCAAGAGTACCAACATCTTCATAGCGTTGAATCTTGTTTTCTATATTCTCCTCAGAAAATCCTTGCTTACTCAAATGATCCCTAATAACACGTTTTTGATTTTCAACACTATCTTCCAAACTTATATTTTCAATACTTACATCATTATTATAAGCCTCTAAATAATCTTGAAGACTACCACCATTAGCAATATAGTCATTAATTTCTTTTACTTCAGGAGCAGAAAATGAATTAGCAGCACTCTGTTGTACTAAATCATTCATATAATTTACTAAACCATTTATAGATTTAGGCTTCTGTTCTTCATCATAATCCCAACCTAATTCCTGAGCAAAAAGATCAAAGAAAGAATCTACGATTTCTTCTTCATCTGGTTCATTATCCTCTGAACCATCTGTCCCCTCATCATGTTCATCTGTTGATTGCGTTCCTGTCTCTTCTTCTCCTTCAGATTCTTCCTCTTGCGTTTCAGTAGTTTCTTCCTCCTCTTCACTTCCAGTCTCTTCTGTTTCTTCAGTTCCTTCTGTCTGTTCTGTTTCTGTCTCGTCATCTTCATTTTGTCCTGGGTTTTGAGTGTTATCATCTTCTTCATTTGATTCTTCAAAGTATTCCGGTGGTACTTCTTGCACACTTGATGGGCCTGTTTTATTATCTATAGCGGCGGATGTGGAAGAAACCGAACTACCTTTCTCATCTGAACCGATTCCAAATACTTGTTGAAACCCATCTAGAAAGTCGTTTTGATCGCCTTGTTCCTTATAACTAATACTTTTACTATTCCCTTCCATCTCTAATATTTTTATCTATTTGTATTTTGATTTCTCATCTGCTGTGATTTTAACTCTAACTCTCTTTGCTTTAATTGCTCTTGTGTTCTATTCTGACGTTTTTCTTCTTCAAGTTTTTCAGCTTTTTGTCTAGCTTCTTCTTGCTTTAATGCTAATTGAGCTCTTTCTAATTCATCTTTATAAGAGTTTTGCATATTATTATCTTCTGAACTTATAAGAGCAACTTCAATATCAGTTCTAGCAGACCTTATAGAATCTTCTTCTTTAATCCTATCTTCATTATATTTTTGTTCAAGTTCCATTTGTGCTTTTTTAAGCTCAGACTCTTGTTCTGCTTGTTGTGCTTGTTGTTGCATTTTAGCTCTATTATCTTCTATCTTTTGTAACTTCTTACTCATCTCTGGTATATTATTAGACCTAAGCATTTCAGAAATTTCAGATAACGAAGCTCCTTGGCCAATAGCAGATTCAGCGAGATTATGCATAACTTGTACTTTTCTATTCTCTTCACTAGAATCACTTACAAATATATCAAAATCAGCATAAAAGAAATCATCTGTAATATCTATAAATGATCTCTTCATATCATCCATAATAAAATGTAACTTATCTTTATCACTATCAGCCCATGCAATCTTAGCAGCATCTAATAAGGATGTATACAATCTCCTCTTCACAGTGTTATGTTTCCAAAATAAAGGCTCAGTAACATGAGATGATTGTACTACAGAGCGTTCAACATTACCAACAAGTTCACGTTGAGAAATAGAACCCTGACGTTGTCTAGATATACCTGAAAGCTCACCTACCATCTCTTCAATCTTATCTAACAATTGTATATATTCAGCTACAACTTTAGACATAGTTAAATCTACACTAGACATTTGATTGAATGAAGCAGGATTACCACCTTCTCTACCAGGTACATCCCAACCTTCTTCATATGGATTAATAAAGTTTACACCAAATGAACTCAAATAATGTAGCCAACTTTGGATATCTAGGCCTTGACTTTTAGGTATCTGTGTAATATCCATATTAAGTACCCTACCTTTATTCTGAGCCATTGCTAATTCAAGCCTATACCAAATAATGATATACATATATTGTAGAGGTTTCATAATATCTACAAGTGAAACTGATTGTGAATTATCATCATTATAAACAGCACCTACATAAGGTAGTTTATTCTGGCTAGGTTCATCTATTGAAAACTCTTGATTAGGGATAGGTTCAACACCTACATAAATATCGTTACCTATTTTGTAACCTTCCCAAACTTCAGTAACCCATTCCCATTCAATTTCAGCTCCTATTTCTTTATCCTGCTCTGTAATTTTATAAGTTTCATCTACAGTTTCTTCAACTTCTTCCCCTGTCTCAGGATCAACATAGCTCAAGAAACCAATCTTTTTGAATGATTTCCATACAACATGATATACATCTACTGTAATTGTATGTGAATCATCTAGTTCTTTAGGACTTTCAGCTAAATTAGCTCTATAAATTATCTTATCATAATTAACATCACTAGCTTTACCGCCTGTGGGTTGACCACCTGATATTTCCAGCAGTTTATCTAAATAATCATCCTCTCTCAATAAATCATAAAACCTATCATAAATAGCTGCAGGAGACATAGTCATATGTCTTACAGCAAAATCACCATCTTCAATACTATCAATGTCTGGGCTCTTATCATAATAAAAACCTATAGGGTTAACTCTTTCACCTACAGGAGAACCATTAATAATACCAGTATAATAAACTTCTCTACCAGCTACAATCGCATCTTTAAATCCTTTAAGTAACTCATCTTGAAGATTGAGACTATGTTTAAGGTATTTTAAAGTTTGATATGCTGTAGATTCAGCTATATCTGAAAAATCATATTGAATATAATCTTGAATATCTTCTGGTGTCATTTGTTGGCTAGAATCTCTAGGAGCTTCACCCCTAATATCTGACATAACATTTTGAAAAAGTAATTCAGTCATAGTATCTTCTGCTTTTGAAGCACTATTACGATTAGTTTGAACTACTTTAAAATTATCAGGTCTTTTAGATTCTTCACCAATTAATAAATCTACTTTAGGCTTAATGATATTATAATTTTGAGGAGAGGCTGGAAACCCTTCCTCTGTTTTGTAAGGATCAGTTACATATTCTAGGTCTTTCTCATGAAACTTGCTATTATACAAGTCATATTTTATTTTAAGCTCTTCATCATCAGAGCCTCCAAGACCTGCTACACCTACCCAATAATCTAAATTCTGTTCTTTCCACTCTTTATTCTTTTTATTAAGTGGTAATTTTTGGATAGGCATACTTGATCCGAGTCTATTATAATTAGCCATATTACCTTAATCTATTAAAATTAAATTTCCTATCATCGGTAAAAAATCTCTTTCTAAAGAAACTATCTACCTTAGTTGTTTTTTTCTTTTCTTTAACGTGTACATTATGTAATTCCTTCTTATACAACATAACCATCATAAGAGCAATAACACGGTCAAAATTACCCTTATCATTATATGATATAAGCTCTTGAAGTAAAGGAATAGACATAATTTTTTGTAAATTTTTGTGGCCAGGTGCATATTCCTCATTTAACCAATCTCGTATCTCCCGCTCTCCCCAGTCTTTAATTGCTTTAGTCATATGAATACCTTTCTTACGCTGTACTTTTGAAGAACTTATTATATCACTGATAATATCAGGTTGATTAGCTAACATGTAATCATAACCCTTAATAGCGAAGTGAGCATATAAACCTTTACGCTCATTCTCATACAATAATCTAGCATTATAATATTTTAATAATTTAAGTACATTTTCATAATATTCTTCAGCAGATTCCGGTCTTCCAGTATATTCAGCTACTATAATATCATAATATTCTTCAAAAGATTGAAAGCGTTTATAGATAAAAGTACTACCTAAAGATGAGGTAGTTGATTCATCATGATCATACGGATCACAGCCAGCAATATATAATCCATAAGGTGGGTCTTCAACAGGATGTTCCCATATAACAACAGCTCCGTGCTTATCATCATTTTTATCAAGTGGAAACTTAGTTATATCTTTAGAATCTGTAGTTTGAATCCACTTCATTCTACCATCAGGGCCATATTTTAAATCACCAACTTGTTTATAATTATACAATTTTTTATCTGTTTGAATTTTAGCCAACTGGTCTTGCAATTCTTTCTTTGGGAATATATTACCAGCTAATTGCAAAGTAGCTTCCATAGGGGAGTTATGAGTATGAATACCATTAGCAGAATAATATTTAGTTTCTGTTTCAAGGTTATATACTTCATCTTTACCCCAATATTCTATAGATTTTATATAATCAAAGTTCCATTGTTTATATTTAGAAGATTTATTGTCACTCAATATATCTTGTTTTCTTTTAGATATAAAACCTATATTTCTATAAAAAGAATTATTATTAGATTTTCTTATAGTTAATCTTCTACCTATATATTTCCTACCATTAGAATTAATATATTCAGATTTTTTATATTTAGGATAAATATCAAATCCAGATAGCAATAACATTATATCTTTAGCAAATTGTTCATATTTAGTATAAAAACTTATAGAACCTTGGTCTTTACTTATACTTCCATCAGAATCATATAAACCAGACAAGAAAGAAGCTACAACTCTTTCAGGACTTTTCATTATATATTCTGGTACGTGTACTTTTCTTTTCCAACTTGATTTTTCAGTTGCTCGTTGTATTAAACCTAAATGAATAAATAAATCTAACAGTTTACGATTAGATACTCTTAATCTAACCATCCCACCTATTTCTTCTATATTACAAGCACCAAAATCTTTTTCATATATAAACGACTCTAACCAATTTAAAGTATTTAGATCTTTTTTATCTAAAGAAAACTCTAAATCATTAGCATATCTTCTAGAATAAAAAGAACCATCACCCATGAATAAACCTATAAACTTAGCCCAATCTTCATCTATTTTTAAATCAAAATTTATATTACCTATACCATAATTTATATTAACATATTGATAACTATGACTAAATTTAGTAGGTAACAATTCTATTTTATCACCTTCTTCATAATCACTTAAAGGTCTATAATTAGTACCATCATATATATGATGAGTTTCAGTACATATTAATTCCCTATTATTTTCAGTAGTAAGTTTATATAAATCTTGAAATCCATTTTCAAATTTATTATCTATATTTTTAATTCTTTCATTATATACATTTTTTTGTATACCTTCATTAGATACCCATGTACTACCATGTAAACAATTAGGGTGTTCCGCTATGTGCCTATCAATTGCATTCTTATCACCTGAATTCTGCTCAACCTTACGTCTTTCTTCATTGGTTTTCTCCATAGCTTCTTTAATCATGGAGTTGCCTTCTTCATCCATAAGATCTTGCATATTCATATAATTTGGTACAAAGAAACCACAAGGTGTTCCTTCAGCTCCTTCATCCCAAACATTATTTATAGGTAATATATTATAACCTGCTGGGTGATAAAATAATTCTTTCAATGAACCATAATCACCTTCCTCTGTACCACCAGTACCAAAAGCAATCATAGTACCATAAGCATGACCATCCTGTTCAACAGATGGTCTAGCAATTTGCCAAGCATCTAATAGACCAGGAAACTTACCAGATTCTTCCCATACTATTAACTTACCACTCTTACCACGTGCTTTCTGCGGATCATTCTTAAGGGTAATACCAATTATCTCAGACTTATATCCTTTCTCTACTTGAGTACCTTCTTTAGTAGTAATAAAAGAAGCCCGCTTATGCATCTTAGTATCGTGTACTTGTCTTTTCTTAGTCCACGCTGTATGATCATCAATAAAACTCATCATCTGCCAAGCTTTGGACAGAACCCCATCTTTAGTCAGGAATTCTGCCTCAGAAGCTATAGCATAAGAAACTGATCCGGGTATTAGGAAGAAGTTTCTATTTAACATTGATGCAACTTTAAAAGAGTAACCAGAACGTCTTTTCTTTATAACTGCTGCATGACTGCCTACATACTCAGCTTCATCTACAGCATCAAAGAACTCTTTATCATAATCCCAAAAATCTGGGAGTGATTGCTCTTTAGAATATACAGTCCTAGTTCCACCTTTTTTATCAGGGACTTCTTTTTTTACTACTTTCATGATAGGACAATAGTTCAAATAGAAGTAATGATAGCCTGTAATTGTATCCCCATCTTCAGCGGTAAATCCATATTTACACCTCTTCATTTCTTCATCCCAATACTTCTTATATTCAGTTGTACCAGGAGGAGCTGCTGTATAATATCCATAATTATTAAAATGAATAGCAGCTTGTCTAAATTTATTAGTATTTTTAAATTTCCGTACTCTTACTTCGTATAACTCGTTATTCATCTTCTTCAGGTGGTATTTCGTACATTCCTATTTCTGTTCCTCCTCTAGCTTCACTGGCTTCAATTTGTTCTTTCTCTACTTGTTTTTCAAGCTGTGAGAGAGATTTAACAATATTACCAACTTCTTTCAAGTTGGCTGAATATTCTTTAGCAGAATAAACTGGTCTACCATAATTATCCATTAAGTTAAAATCAACTTTATCAAAGTAATCAGCTAATTTCTGAGCACCATTCTTTGCAGATTTAAGCAACCTTGAATTAGTTGTTTCCTGCATTTCTTTGTACTTATTTATTGCTTCTTTAACTAAATCATCAGGTTCCCAGTTTTTATCACCAAACAAATCCTTTTTTATTTTACTTTCTTTAATGATATCACTATACCCATTATAAGGATTTTGCCTAGACATATTACATAGAAAAGTAACATATGCTAATTCAGCATTAGCCTTCTCTTTCCCTTTAGTTTTATCTCTCTCCCAGATACTCCTAAAAGGAGGAATATACAAATTAGTTGGGCTTAATTTTAGTCTATTATTTTCTATATCAAATAATTCCATACTTAATTACATATAAAGAAACCATGCTTCTTGTATTTCACTATCACTGGGTTTAAATATTTCATCTGTTTGAGGTTCAACAAGCCATAGTCGATTTTTATTATCAATAAACCAATTTATAGCATGTGCTCCCCAATCATCACCTACTTTAAGTTTACCCCAAATCATACCAAAAGCATAAGGCCTACGTCTACCAGACTCATCATAAGCTTTATTAATAAACTTTTGTTTTAATGTAAAAGCAAAGTCATCACAATCATATTTTTTAGTTTTGTAAATACGCCTATCTACTTTAGTTTCTTTTAGTATATTTATTACTTCTTGTTTAGTAGGAGCATAATACTCTGGATCTGGCATATGAACCTGATTAACTCTTGATAATTTACCACGTAACTTTTTAGTTACTATCTCATTTATTTTATGAGTTTCCATATATTTTTTCCTTTTAAAGCACATAGTTATATAATTCTTATAAACGATTTTCCTATAATCAAAGTTACAAATTTAGTTATACTTGTGTTATAACCTAATTCTGTAATATTTTTTTAGCTAATGTTTTAGAATAATATCTTCTCTTATTCATTTTAATTTTTTGAGAGAATACACCTAGATACATAACCCTAACTGGATTATCATCACTTTTGTCCTCCATTACATCAGATAAAAACTTAAAGGGATGCTTAGTGATAGCTTCGATCACCCTAACATCCCTATTGTATTTTTTAGCTAATTGTTTCCTAATTTTCTTTTGTTTCATTAATATTATCTATATTTTCAACATTTGCTGAATTATCACCATGTAAAATAATCTTTAGCTCTATTCCTCCCCCTAATATAACATGGTATATTTTATTTGTACCGTAATTACCACCCATAACATCTTTTAGTACTTTATAGTACCCAGTTACACTGTAAAGATTTCTGTTGGGAATACTAGAATAGTATTTTATAGTTCCGTATTTATATTCTGTTAAATCCATTATAAATTTTATTTTGCTTCATATTCCAAATACTTTGGATTTCTATCATCAGTACCAGCTCCTATAGCCATATTATCCATAAGCATCATAAGAGAAGCTACTGCATGTGATAAGTGTGTATTACCTGATTCATCAATATTCTCACCTTGTAAGAAATCATTTATATGTCGTATAGCTGCATTAATATATCTACTATATTCCATTCCACCGCTGTAGTTAAAAGCCCCATATTTATCAGCACCATATGTAAAAGCTTTCATAACCTCTTCTAAAGCATATGTAGGCACTACATGGTATTTAGGCTTTGCCTGATCATATTTTTTAGCTTTACTCATTTTCATTAGTAGCTTTTACATTATTAGAAAAAATAGTACCATACATATTCTCTTCATTAAACTCATTCCAATTAATAGTATTGGTATCATTTGTAGTATAAAACTTTATATCAGGAGTATTAACTACAGTAGGTGAGGGATTAATATTATATTCTGATTTAGGAGAGAAGTACTCAATCATACAATCAATACAATCAAATACAGGAATACCAAGTTCTTTAGCTCGTTTAATTTCCTTCTTAGTACCTTCAGAAGTTTCCCAACCAGGTGTCAAGAATACAGCATCTGATACTTCTAACCAAGGTTGACTATTGTTGAAATAATCATCATAATCCCAATCTTCTTCATCCATCAATGCAAGCTGTTCTACCATTGCAGGTACATATACTGAGAAACCAGCTTGATATACCTCAATTGCAGTTTGCATCATTCTCTTCCTATTCATGTTGTATTTAGGTGCATAATCGGCCAACTTACCTGCTATATAGATTCGTTTCATATCATTACTTTGTTTAGTGCAAATTTTAAATCGTGTGGTGTTTCCATCATTCCACTGAAAAATCTCATGTTATTCCCCAGCCTAATACTTATAGTCTTATATCTTTCCCCTGTATTCCATTTTAATGTATAATCACCTTTGTAATAATACAACACAGGTCCTTTTTTTGACATTTTAGTGAACCCTTCTTTCAATAAATGATTTTCTTTAAGTTCACCATATCCAAATACTTTCTTAATAAATTTCCAAATCTTTTTCATCTTAATATATTTTTATTGCATATCTAAAATAAATACTGTCTCTGATATACCACCAGAGCTGTCAGGGATAAACAAAGTATTTATATAATAACCATTCTCATCATATAATATTATCCCCTTATTC